GAATATCCAGTCGTATATGAGACCTATGATGCCTGCAAAGCTAGAGCATTAGAGATAGGCTCAGAAGTTTCAATATATATCCCGCAGTGGAGAGCAATGCGTTGGAAGTGCATAAAAATTAAAGAAGGGAAATTTACATGATACCATTGATTACAGCAATCGCTCCATTAATAGGAGACATAGTTAAAGAAGCTATCCCTGATCCTGATAAAAAGACTGAAGCAGAAAATAAAGTTAGATTAGCTTTACTGGAAAACTCAAAGCAGATTGAGGCTTCTGCAAGTCAAATTATTCTAGCTGAGGCGAAATCAGAAAGTTGGATAGCTTCTAGTTGGCGACCAATATTAATGATGAATATAACAGCTATAGTTTCAGTAAATTTTTTAGTGTTTCCATTAGTAGGTGTATTCACTGGAACTGAACTATCCATCCCCCTTCCTGCCGAATTATGGACACTCCTGACAGTTGGAGTTGGCGGTTATACTATCGGCAGATCAGCAGAAAAAGTTGCAGGAAATCTAAAAAAATAGTAATAGTGATAAATTAATTTATTTAAAAACAAAGTGATAAATAAAGTGATAAATGGAAACTATTAACCTATATATACAGCCAAAAATGGGAGGAAAATGTCAGGCTCATAACCTGAAGGTCGTAGGTTCAAATCCTACCCCCGCAACCAACTATATCAATAAAATCAATGACTTAGATCACCCTCAAAGACTTCGGTTTTTGGGGTTTTTTTGCGTTTTAAGCCTGATAACGATCACAGAGTGATAAATAAAGTGATAAATGTTCGTCAGGCATAGTTCCCTTTTTTTGAAATAATAGTTGCATAATAGGTATAATAGTGTACTATAGTGGAATAGGATCGCTTTTAGAGTGATTAATTTAAAAAGGGAGCAAATACAAAATGAAAAAAATAACACATGAAAATTATAGTTTGATGGCTTGTGCTTTGGTTAGGCTAGATCCTTCAGAGGCAAATATTCAGGGTTTTGTTAAATATTTTAAAGATAAATCTATTGAATTTGATGAAGCTAAGTTTAGAGACTGTATCAAAGATCATATGGCTATTGAATGTGCAAAAGAATATTTGGGAGCAAACTAATGGATACAGTTTCATTTTATAAAGAAGAAAGTTTTAAAGATCTTAATATCAAAGCTGATTGTAATTACATTGTTGTTGGTAAAAAAAATGGTGGGGGTTGGAGAATATTGCCTTACTCCATTTGGTACTGTGAAGATAATAGAATGTATGTTGCAGTCAAAGTTAATAAATATGGTCAAGCACAACCTAAAGTAAATACAGTTTTAGATAGCAATGATCACGAAGAATATACTGAAGCATTTACAACATTAAATAGTGCAAAAAAATGGGTTTATAACGACATAATGGGAGCAAACTAATGAAATTTAATATTGTTACAACAGATAGAAAAATAACTTTTGATAATGAAAAAGATTTTATTTCTTTTTGTGAAAAGCAGGGATGGAAACAAACTGGAGTTATTCAGTCTAAATTTAAAAGAGAAGAACTTCAGAATAAACCAACTTTCAAAGAATTAGCGGGTGCTATGTATGATGGTGAACATTCTGTCAGATATGAAACTTGGGATGCTTACGAAATGTATTCAATTTAGAGGAGCGAAATGATGGAGAGCAAATTAAAAAATTCGACAGTTATCAAAAGAGGCGATGAGATAGTCGGCACATTCAAATTCATGGATAAATATGGGGATGGTGATAATGCCCTATATTTTTTCGATCATTATTTCAAAGAGTGGGAAGCATATGATTTTGATTGTGAAATTTTAACCGAAGATGAAATACAAACTATTGCAGGAGCAAACTAATGACAAAAGAACAAGCTACTAACAAACTTGATAAAATTTTTGATGCATGGACAAAGTCAGAATATTTTACAACTGATATTCAAAATTTGTGTATTCATGATTTGCCTTTTGCTTTTAGAGAAGAATTAACCATTGATCAAAAGAAATTTTTAGACAGTTTATTATTTGTTTACGACTTCATAAATACATCAAATATTGAGGAGCAAACTAATGGCTAATTATTTCATTGGTGATATTACAGTTTTTAAACTTTCTAATCAGGATTTTAAAGGCTTTAGATTTAGATATAAAACTCCTGCAATGGCTAACTATAAATTTAAATCATCTAAGAGCAAAAAAGAATTATCGGCTATCAGAAAAGCTATGATTGCTGATTTTGAAAACAATGTAACTAAGATTGAGGTTGCATTGTTTGATGATGTAGCAAAACTTGCCTTAGAGAAGCGATTAAATGCGGTTGGAAGGAAAGTTAATGGCATCAGGCAACGATCATATGACAATGATGAAAGGCATCTCAGACTGCATATAAAGCCTTTTTATAAGGGTATGAGTATCAAAGAAATTACCACTGGTAAGGTAAATGAATTTATTGATGATGGTGCTAACAAAGATCTATCAGCTAAGACTATCAGACATTGTGTCCAGTCTCTCAGTATGGTTATGAAGTTTGCAGTTGATCAGGGTTATATTTCTAGAAATCCTTGTAACTCTGACGATAGAAAAGAGATAAAAGGAACTGTTATAGAAAGAGGCGGATATTCTCACGATCACATTTTGAGTTTAATAAAAGCTGAAAAAACTTTATATCTAGATACCTTTATAATGTTCTCAGCATTTACTGGAATATCAGCTAACGAACTTCAGGGATTACAATGGAAGGATATTAACTTCACTAAGTCTGAGGTAACTATAAAAAGAAATGTCTATAGATATGACACTCAGGAACTAAAAAATAATTTTAGAGAAAGAGTTTTAGGCTTACCTTCTCATGTTATGACATTGCTAAAAAAATGGAAGTTAAACTCAATGTGTGACTTTTGGGTATTTCCAAATTCAAATGGGAAAAAGCCATTTGAGCAAAATGCAATGAGAAAATTAATATCAACAGTTTGTAAGAGAGCAGGAGTGCCTGACTATGGTATTGGCGGGTTTAGGAAGTATTACAACACTAGTATGATTGGTGAAGTGCCTGATCATATCAGGAAGGCTCGTATGGGGCATAGTAAGAACTCTAAGACTGCTGAGGTGCATTATACTGTTATTGATCTAGAGCAGGCTAGAAGTCCTATACAAACTGAAAAATTATTGCAGAAGTTGTTGGGTTAGATCTCATCTAAAATGTTTCTTGAAAATACATGAGTAGCTTTTCTTTTGGATTTGTAAGGTACATTGTCATCATCCTCAACATTTTCTGCACCCCAATCTTCTTCTACTTGAATATTCTTTGCCCTGAGTTCATCGCATATTTTTGAAATAGCATGATTACCATCCAATCTATCAGAGTAACAATCATTACACATAAACCATCTATATCGTCTTGATTTTATCTTAGGCAGTTTAGCCTTACAAAATTTACAATAGTCATAACGATTGAAACTCATCTCTTAGCCTCTGTTGTTCAAATCTGTAATCGTCAAAACATTGGTGAGAGCAAAAAATATTTTTTTTAGCATTTACCAATCCTGCAAATCTCCAATCAAAATCCTTACCGCACTGCTCACACTTATCCATTAGTGGAGTTGGATGTATCGGTGGTCTTTGGGTTTTTTTCCATCGGCTCATTTTCACAAATCCCTGAGCAACAATCGATCATTACTGACAACTTACAAACTGAACACTGCTCGGCTGACCTCGTAATAATGGGCTTCCAAGCGGACTTACATTGTGGACAAATTTCTATGACTTACTCCCCTTCTCTTTATCTGCAATCTCTCCCCCGATGCCTGAATATCCCGCAACATCAATCCAACTATCTTTTTTGGTAGGAGAATAAATTAGTCTAGCTATCTTCAATAAGATCAAGCAGAGGACTACTTGATAGACAGTTACTTTTATTCCAAAAACAACTGACCATAACTCAGCAATCCTCTTATGGTTCTCATAGGCATCCCCATAATCTTCTGCCCGATCACCATTAATTAATCCTATTGCAGTTTTTAAAATCTCTTCTCTTTTCATCTAGAAGGGTATCTCATCATCTAGTGAATTATTGTCAGCTATTTTAGTTGAGTTGGTCATAGTTTGACCGCCAACTTTAGATTGATCAGCTTTTACTAATTTGCCTGCAATCCAGTTATCATTTTTCTGATAGACGTTGGCATAAAATGTTTCACCATTTATAACTAACTTTCCATTATAATCTGAGTGCCAATCCTCAGTCTTACGATCATTTTTATTTATGGATATTGTTAACTCATCAACTCCATATTTAATCATTGGTTTATCTTCCATTTAACTCTCCTTTTTTAGTTTTGAATTTTTGGATTACTGCTTCGTCAGTTGGCTTATATTTCACATATAAGTCAGTTAACTCCTTCTCTGTCTTAGCATTGTCTATAAGTGTAGATAGATCTGCCTCAGGAGGTTTGGAGGAGCGAGTACCCCCTAAGGCAGAATTACCTGAAGGAAAAATGGGAGCATTGCCTTCAGGCTTTATTATAGCGACTTCTCCATCATCATCGTCAGATGGAAGTCCGAATATACTTTGCAATCCATATCTTTTTGCATAGCTGATTGCCGATCCCATTTTTTGCGGATCATTAGGATCTTTTGAAACTATCTTAGTCCTGCTTACTCTTGTCGCTCCTGAGGAGTGCATCATTACAGTTCTAACGAAGGATATGTCACCCTCAAAATCCATCTCCTGAGTGAATGTCAAACCGAACTGACTAGCAGTTCTAACAGTCTTTATTACACTCTCAAGTGAGGCATATTTATTTTTATAATGCGGGTTTCTTTTATCCTCAAAAGCATGAGGGTTAGTCTGATGAAAAGCTATCAATGCAGTCGCTATTGAATTATCTTTTTCTCTAATTATTGGTTTTGGTATTGGCTTAATTGCCTGACTTAATTGTTCCATAATGAAATCCTCTTACTATTATTTTTTGCTACTTTTACAGATATTCCATGCCCAAATGCTTCACTGGCATTTTTGGGTACTAGCTTCTTTATATTTGCCTCAGCACCCTTAAAAATTTCGTTTGCTCCAAGTGTCTGTATCCACTGTTCTGCGAAGGCTTTCCATTTAGGATCAGCCTGCATATCTACTGGAACTTTATCCTCAATTGGTATTGGAGTTTCAGCTACTGGAATATCAGTTGGCTCAATATCCATTTCGATACAACCCATAAACCACTTAGCTACATTGATAAGTTTTTCTTGAAACTCACGATCTATTTTAATTTCATGTAAAGTTGGTTGATCTCCTGCTTTAATAAAAGATAGCAAGCCATAAGGACACTTCTTGCCAGTTACCTCTTCAACTAAATAGGCATTCCAGTGTATTTGAGGACTGTAGTATCGAACTAAGCGAGGGATAACGTCTTTATATTCCTCATCCCTTTTAGGTCTGCCCATAGTGTATTTAGCATCTATAACCGCTAATTTATTTTTATAGCCTTTAACCACACCATCAACAGTACACCTCATAAATGGATGCTTAATGCCATTAAAAACTTTTTGTCTGTCAATAATAGGTAAATCTAAATAATGCTCTGACCACTCAAGATTAGCCTCTTCGGTGATATGCCCCATGATAACCGCCCAAACCATTGTCAGGTCATCACGATCTATCTTGCCAGTCTTTTGCTGAAATAATTTTAATATTCGCTCAGGATCACCTGAAGCTAGTGTGGTTATATCGCTACCACCAATTGTATTTTTACGTTCAGATAAACTTTTTGTATCTAAACCTAAATTTTCAAAGAATTTTAATCCCATAAGTTAACTCCTCATTTTCTATGAAGATATAACTTATAGGAATATATTGCAATATATTTATTCTATAGTTGATCTAGACCCAACTATCTTATGCACCCCTAAAATATCTGAGTTTTTGAAAACTTCAGTATCCTCAGGATTTAGGGTTGAAAGTTTATATTGTCTGTCGGTAATCTCATTTACTTTTCTAACTAGACCTGAGATCTTCTCACCGACTTGCACTTGGACTACAACAAAGTCATTTACTTTTACTTGCAGTGTCGGATCGACAAACAAAATTTCACCATAAAAATATCTTTGTTCCATGTTTTGTGAAAGCATGAAGCAGGCATAAGCTGACTGAACACCAACTAAATAATCAGGTCTGACACAATGACTGAACATTTTTTTCTGCACCTGAAAGCCTTCAGCACCATTTGGGAAGGGCAAGCCAAACATAGGCAAGTCCTCAATCAATGGCATTGTTTCATATTCTACTGATTTTTTTGTGATCATAGTGGCATTGCTTAATATGCTATCCTGATCAACTTCAAAAAATTTTGTAAGTTTTGCTAAATGAATGCCTAACTTTCTATCGCCTCGCTCCATCTTACTATATTCAGATTGACCAACTCCGATAGCCTCAGATACCTCAGTTTGTTGAAGTCCTATATTAGACCTCAACACATAAAGGTTATTTGGAAATTTCATGTTTGTTTATTAGCTCCTCTAACAAAAATTGATATATAATATTTGATTACTTAATTCAATTTAAATGTTAGTGGGCGGTGAAGTTTGTGACCAACACCAACCATTCATGCTTTGGATTCTGCACATATAAAAACACTTAATATGTATCAGCTTTAAACATCGTGGTTTTCTTTTAATTTGTTTCATAAAAAAACTTTCATTAATTACAATATATTACCATAAGGTAAGAATATTATATTACAATATATTTTTAATTAGCTTGTTAAGAGTATTGACTTCAAAGACTTAATAGTTGTATAGGTATAATTATAGTGCAATATAGTCTATTACAACATAAGGTTATCTGAAGTGAAATTATCGCAATATCTTGTAAAAAATGGAATATCACAAAAAGAATTATCTGATCTATTAGAGGTTTCACAACCAACAATTCATAAATGGCTTTATGGCAAATCTTTGCCTTCAGCTAAAAAAATGTTGGCTATTCATACCTTTACAAAAGGAAAAGTAAATCTTCAAGATTGGAAAATGTAATGGGTAAATTTTCTAGAGATAAAGGTTATCGAGTAGAAAATAATCTCAGGAAGCAGGCTTTATTGCATGAAGATATTGAGTGTATTCGAGTTCCATTGTCAGGCGGTGGAAGTATTAAATCTGATTTGATTGTCAATAAAGTTGGTGAAGAAAAGTGGCATTTGGAAGTCAAGTGCAGGGCAAATGGATTTAAATCTATTTACGATTGGTATGAGGGCAATGAGGGTTTGGTTATTAAAGCTGACAATAAAAAGGCTCTTGTTGTTTTGGATTTTGATGATTGGTTGGAGTTAGTGGCTAGACGATGAAGATTACTCTTGTTGATTATGAGATGGCTCAGGGAGCAAATACTGGCTCTCTTAGACACATTGGAGCAATTAAGAGAGGCTATAAAAACAAGACTAAATTGCAGTCCAGTTGGAACAGTCACATTGAAGGGGCATTAGGTGAGATAGCGGTTAGTAAGGCTATGGGAAAGTATTGGGGTGGCTCAATAAATACGTTTAAAGAAGGCGGTGATATTGATGGCACTGGTTGGGAAGTAAGGACACGAAGTAAACAAGGTTATGACTTAATTCTGCGGGATGATGATCCTAAAGATAGAATTTATTTCCTCGTAGTGGGAGTGTGTCCAACCTATGAAATTAAGGGTTGGATTAAGGGTGGCGAAGGTATGTTGGATAGGTTCGTCAATGATTATGGAGACTATGGGAAGGCATATTTTGTGCCTGAAAGTTTCCTCAACAATATAAAAGAATTGGAGGTTAATTTATGAGTATGAAAGCATTTACATGGGGTATGTCTCAAAGAGTAGGAGACCCGACAACCAAGTTAGTGTTATTAATAATTTGTGATCATTACAACGATAGTAGAGGTATTGCTTACCCATCTCAGGAGAGGATAGCTGAGTTTGCAGAATGCTCT